AGAAATCATGGACAGACGACCGCGTAAATCTTTCTGAACGCATGTATAAGAACAGCAAGAAGGTCCAGGCCGAATCGGCCGAGGTCATCGGCAAGGCTATTAAGGAAGGTGAGTCGGCAGCTAAGACGGCCAAGAAGCTATTCGATGGATACGGTAAAGGCGGTATTATACCGGAGCAAGATATACCCGAATTCATTCAAGAGGTGAAGGACTTACCTGTTCCTGACTGGCTCGACGAAGAAGCGGTCGCTGAATGGAAGGCTGCAATACGTCACGCACGAAAGCTTATTGAGCAAGGCACAACGCCGGGGCTAAGAGCGGCGTATAGTGAAGTTATGGATGCCATTGAAAATGGGGCAAAGCAAAATGTAAGTAAGGCTATTGATACAGCAGTACAAGAAAAGACTCGATATACAGCCGAACGGATTGCACGCACGGAACGAGCGAGAGCCTATGCTGATGGAGTTATGGCTAAGTACCTTGATGACCCGGATATTGTGGCGTTTCAATGGAAACTTTCCGATAGACATCCGAAGTGCGATATTTGCGACGTATACGCACACGCCGACTTGTACGGACTCGGCAAGGGTATATTCCCGAAAGATAAGTTCCCGAAGCTCCCTGCACATCCTCACTGCTTATGTCGAATAAAGCCGATTGTTGACGGCATGATTGATATGAGCAGGCAAAAGGATAATGTCGATAAAGGTGGAAAGGCGTACATTGATACGCTTCCAAAGCGTGAACAAGAACGATTGCTTGGTGTTCATGGTAGAAACGATGTAATGGGTGGCAAGAAAGAGTGGTATGCTAGCGCCAGGGGCGTATCTAAAGAGGATTTTGAGGTTAGACAGCCCATTGCTAAGGAATCTGGAGCTATTAGTGAAAGAGGAAAGCGAAGAGCTCAAAGACGAGCGGAAGAATTCAAAGAAAGAGAAGCCCATGCTAAGATGATTTATGCAACATTGAGAAACTCCGATCGGGATATATTAATACGCAAAATATCTCAAAATAGTGGCATGAGTCTTAAAAGCGTCCAAAAAGTTCTTGAACATATTTTGGATAATAAGTATAATTTAGATAAAGGATATGGTAATTTTGATGCGGACTTTGATATGGGTAATTCATTGCAACGTTTAAGAGATGGAAGTCCGTTAAGTCATGATATATTATTGTTAAAGCATGAGCGATTAGAGTACGAATTGATGAATCGATGGGGATATCGTGATTATAATATCGCACATAATATTACCTCTAAAAAATACGATTATATAACGGCTGTAGAAAGGTGGGTAGAAAATGGTTGTCCTGGAGAAACAAAATGATAAAAATGGAATAGTTTTATATCATTATTATCCTAACGGTGGAGATGAATATGGTTATGGAGTTATTGCCATAGATACTAAGACCGGTGAAATTGGGATAGAAAAAGAGGACGACTGCAGACACTTTTGGTATTTAGATCATGCTTTTGCAGCTGTCCAGGATTTTGTTCGGAATATGGAGTTTCCTGATAAATATAGAGTTATATGGTGTTAAGCACTCACGAATGTGGGTGCTTTTTTCATGCCTTGCGCAGTGGTGCGTAGGGCATTTTTTATTGGTGAAAAGCGGAGGAGACCGCATCACATATATTTAATGTGTTCGAAAAGGAGAATGAGAACCATGACAATGGCAGAATTGTATGCAGCATTAGAAAAAGTCGAAGGCGGCGCGGCGATGGTGGAGACCATTAAGGCAGAAGTCGGGAAATTGAACGGCGAGTCGAAAGAGCAACGAGAAGCCAAAGAAAAGGCTGAAGCCTTGGTTAAGACGTTAACCGAAGCAAAGGACACGTTGGCCAATCAAATTGCGGAACTTCAAAAGCCGGGAGCAGGAGAGCAAACGGCAGAATATAAGACTCTGCTTAAAAAATTCGATGATCTTTCCAAATCGTTCGAGACAGAAAAGGCTGCAAGGCAAGAAGCCGAACAAAAACGAATCCAGACAGACATCATGGCACAGACGGTTGATGCGTTAACGAAACATAACGCAATGGATCCGAAAGAGTTCGCCAAGCTTATTGTTGGCGGCATTGAAGTCGGTGATGATGGCAAGTACGGATTTAAAAAGGAAGACGGCACTGTCGGGACGATTGAAGACGCAGCCACCACATGGCTCAAGGGTAAGCCTTGGGCGGTTAAGGATAATCAAAACGGTGGCAGCGGACAAGGAAGCTCCGGGCAGAATGCCGGCAACGATGTAAAAGCACAATTTGAGGCGGCACTGGGGATACCCCAGGCAACGAAAGGAGATTAAATAATGGCGATTAATACGTTAGAATGTGCAAAAATTTTCCAAGACGGGCTTGACGCACAAATGCTCGCAACAGCAACATCGGCTTGGATGGAAGCCAACGCAACACAGGTAATTTATAACGGTGGCGATGAAGTAAAAATGCCCGAAATCTCGACGGCAGGACTTGCGACATACGACCGTGATAGCGGCTTCGTACAGGGTGCAGTTACGCTGAAATTCGGTACCTATAAGCTTACACAGGACCGTGGCAGAAGCTTTTCGCTCGACGCAATGAGTGTTGACGAAACGAACTTTGTAGCTTCTTCGGGCAACGTTATGGGCGAGTTCCAACGTTTACAGGTTGTTCCTGAAGTAGACGCATATCGTTATAGCCGTATTGCGGCGTTGGCTAAAGGGGCAAGCCAAGAAAAAGCGACGTTTACGCCGACGGCGGATAATATCCTGGCACAGCTCGACGATGACATTACGGCAGTACAGGATATTGTAGGCGATGACGAACCGCTTGTTATCGTGATGAATCGTAAGGTACGCACGATTCTTAACAATGCGAAAGGCATTCAAAAGTTCATCGATACGGGTGACTTTAACGCCGGTACGGTAACGACAAAAGTACGGACGTATAACGAAATTCCTATCGTTGGCGTACCGTCTGCTCGTATGAAGACACAGTACGTATTTAACAACGGCACGACAAGCGGACAGGAAGCGGGCGGCTTTAAGGCTGATACTCAAGCGAAGGATATTAACTGGATTGTAATCGCACAGCGTGCACCGATTGCAGTATCTAAGACAGACAAGGTCCGCATTTTCACCCCGGACGAAAACCAAAAGGCAGACGCTTGGAAGCTTGATTACAGAAAATTCCATGACCTGTGGATTCCGAGCAACAAGCTTAAGGGCGTATTCGTTAATACCGGAGCATAAGGAGGTACCGTATGAATACTCGAGTAACTCGGCTTAACGAAGTTCAGTACACTGATTCTGAATACCGTCTTCAGCAGTTAATTGCTGAAGGCTTTGTGGCAGATGAACTGCCGACCGAAGAAACGGAGTCGGTCGAAGAAAAGCCGAAAAAGACAAAGGCGAAGAAGGCTGAAGCCGTAGAACAACCGACTGAAGAAACAGAACAGGTAGGCGAGTAGTATGGGCGTCAGTCGGGATGTGTTCGATAAGAGAATACGACAGGCCGTAAAGGCATCGGCCATTGAAGTCCAGGACGAAGCACAAACGCATCACAATTACACGTCACGAACGGGCGATTTGACTCGCTCTATTGACATGCGAATGTTAACCGACAAGAGTGCCGTTGTATATCTTGATGAGGGATTGGCCGATTATGGACCGTTCGTACACGAAGGTACACGGCCGCACATGATACGGCCTAAGAATCGTAAGGCTTTGCGATGGGTCCCGACTGGCGGCAACTCGTTTTTGTTCGCAAAAAACGTTCTTCATCCCGGTAATCGCATGGATCCGTTCTTGTATAGAGCGTTAGATACGAAAAGGCCGGACATCATTAAGATATTCGGTCAGTACACAAAGCTTGCTACCAAAGACATATGTGATGCCATTGAACAAAAGTGTAGTAATGGCCAAGCATGTGAGATTGAATTCAAAGTTTAAAGGGAGTGAATGCACATGTTATATGACTTGGCCGAAATGGCGTTTATGGACGAGTTACTTGGTAAAAACGTTACCAAGGACGACCTCGCCATTGCCGAGAAGTGGCTGTATTTGTTCGCACAGCGTCTTGGAGTTGAGCAAGCGAAGGTTATTCGTAGCTTTGTGGCTGATGAGCTTGTAACGCTGTATACGTATCGTGAGACTTGTGTGCGGAAAGCATACAGTTTGCCCGGAGCTTATGGGCGTGGCGGCGAAACGGACGACTTTTACGGAAAGAAACTTGCATATATCCAGGGACGA